TCCGCGAGGGTCATGACCGCACCTGCCGCAGGCATGCCTGCGGCGCCAAACTCCTTCCGCAGGGGGAGGAGCCCACGCAGGCGATGGCCGAGCTCCGAAACGCGCCCGTTGATGCCAATCAGCTGGCTGGCGCCGTCGAGGCCGTTGAGCAGCTTGTCGAACGCCTGCCGCAGCGATCCCGAGGCGATCGAGAGCGCAGAGTTCCCCGACGCGGGCGTCCCGGTGACAGCCTCCACGCCGACACGACGTGCACCTGACTGGCTTGAAGTCGCGTTGGCGAGCTGCGACACGATGGCGCTCAGGGTGGCATTGAGCGTCCCTGCTGCGAGGTTCGGGTTCGAGCTGCCTGACGCGTCGGAGTGCCACGAGCCGCTGCCCTCGTAGCCCACGCGGCGCGAGCCATCCGCCCCACTTGTGGTCGCAGCGAGAGCGTTCCGCATGATGCGGCTTTCACCGAGCTCCAGGGTCTCTCCCACGGCGAGTCGCGTCCCATCCGTGAACACGAACTCTCCGTTGATCACCTTGCCGATCGGGATCGCGCCGGGGATCTTCTCAGGCTCTCGACCTGTACTGAACAGGAGGTACCCAGAGGCCGGAGTGGTGTTCTGGCTGCGCGTCCCGATGCGGTCCGTGGGGAGGTCCCACAGCGCCTGACGCTTGCCGCCGTTGAGGCCCACACTCGTGCGATCCACGAGACCAATGGGGTATGCGATCGCAAGCCCCTCGCCTTCGCGAAGACGATTGATGTAGGCACTGCTCCCATCCTGAACCGCGAAGAACGCGTCGATCTGCGCCTTGGTGATCTGGTGCGCTTCCGCGTCGTACGCCCCCTGAACCTCGCCTCCGGTGAACGGAACCGGGGCGTTGGTGGTCGTGCCTGTGGTCGAAGCGCGCAGGAAGTCCGCGACGCCATACGAGCCCTGAGACGTACGATCCCCGTTGATGAACGCGATGAGGTTCGCCAGCGTGGTTGCCGTCGTCGAGGTGCCGTAGGTGATGCGGATCTTGGTGCGCGGATCCTGCGTGATCGTCGCCGTGATCGTCCCGAGCCCACCCACGACCGCCGGATCTGCGATCAGATCGACCTGGATTCGGTTGGCGCCGAGGGAACGCGCCCCCGAGGCGGTGGCGATGCTGTCCGCGTCGTAGTAGCCCCGCTGCCCGGTGTACTGGCGGTGCGCAGTCAGCGTGAGGTCGTCGACCGCAAGCGTCCCCGAGTAGGGCGTCCAGGCGCCCGACGCAGACGAGTTCTCGCAGTAGACGCGTCCACCTTCATTGCGTCCGCCGCTCTGTCGCCCGGGAGTGAGCGCGGGGTAGACCCACAGGTTCCCGGAGGCGATCGTCAGCGCGAACTGTCCGCTGGTGGGCTCGCTGAAGGAGAACGCCGAGTCAGCGCGGAGGATCAGCGAGCGATCGTAGTCCGCGAGGTAGTTGAGATCCTCCAGCGCGCGTCGAAGGACCTCGCTTCGGACGCGCAAGTTGTTCGGGGGCCGGTTCGCAACGTCAGGTACGAACGGCTCCGTCGCGTAGGGTTGGATGGACGGGTTGTTGGCCTGCCCGGTGTCCCCACCCTGCCGGAATGAGACTTGCTGGTCATTGATCTTCATGGTTCACGCCGTTGTGCTGATACGCCACGTGTAGGTCACGCTCATCGTCCCATCCTTGAGGAAGGCGGGGTGTACTTGCCGCGCGAAGAGGGTGCCGTTGACCAGCACGAGGCCCACTTCCGCGAGGGTCTGGCCGTTGGCCTGCGTCGTGGCGAGGGTTCCCGTGATCACGAGCTCGCGCGCCGCCGTGTTGTGCGAGAAGCTGGGGCCGGTGAGCGTGATCTGGTCAGGACTACCAACAGCTGCGCCCATCGCGATGTCGCCAGGGGTCGGGGGAGTCCCGTTGGTTCCAGGCACCAGCTTCCGTGGGGCGTAGTCACTGGCCGTGATCCCCACCTGCGCGAAGAGCGCCAGGAGCGCGTTCATCCCGACGTAGGTGATGGTGTTGCGGACGGTCAGCCGAGTGGTAGGCCCATCCGTACGCCGTATCGTCAGCGAGATCTCACCACGTAGCGGGATCCGGTTCTTGCTGCGGACGCGTTGTTTCCTCACGGACCAAAGGTAAGTTGGACCGTACGATCCAGCAAGCCCGCAGTAGTGGGCACTTGCCCCGGGGCGCGTACGATGGTGGGGTCGCTCCCGCCGTATACGACGTATCCCTCTCCGCTGTCGAGCGGATCCCCATAGGTCACTGAGCGGCGAATGCAGACGACATACTCGACATCCACTGGGTCCGGCGTGATGGTGGTCGCCCCGTGGATGGTCAACGTGCGCGCGACATAGTCCACCGTATAGTCGACGCCCTCCGCAGGCATCCGGCTACCTACGCGCGCGGCTACCTCGAAGCCGACCTTGACAAGGGAGGCCACGACAGCGGTGCCCGACGGGAGGGTCACCGGGAGGATGTAGGACGTACCCGCAGCGGGCACGATGGTCGTCGTCAGCGCGACGAAACGGAAAGCGTCCCCGGGGCGCAGGAGCATGCTCGGGGAGATGTACGCGAGGCTGTTGACGACTTGAAGCAGCTCGGGACGAGACAGACCAAGATCGAGCGTCAGCTCTTCCTCCACCGTCAAGGTGTCTTCAAACACCGTTCCGGCCTCCACGAACACGAAGACATGTGACGGCTTCGAGGCTCGAACGATGTTCGACACGTCGGACACGACGCCGCGCGAGAAGTCGACGCTCGGATCGATCTTGAGGCGCGCACAGTGGTACTTGAGTGCCTGGTCCATCAGGATGAACGCCACGCAGTGCCGAAACACGATCGGAGGGAGACGCCCCACGATGGTGAGCGGCGCTACTCGCCCGCGAGCCTCGGGCGGCGGGAAGTTCTCCAGCGTGACTGTCCTGTTGTCGGAGTGCACCTGGAGGATCTTGAACGCTCCCGCGAAACCTTCTGTTTCGAGGGTGACGTAGGAACCGCTGTCCTTCGCCGTCAGGGCCGGTCCAGGTGCCGTCACGACCAAGTTGATCGCAGTTCCGCCGTACCAAACGGCGTTGAAGGGGCGGGGGCTGCTCTCACGCGACTGCTCATCGAGCCCCACGTGAATCCCTGCGTCGCCCACGTGGGCGTCATCCAACGCGCCGTAGATGTGTTCGATCAGCGCGGGTGTGACCGTTCGTTGCGCGGGCGTCTCCTCGAAGAGTTCCTCGGGGATCTGGATGTGGTGCCACCACGTGGGGTCCGTGAGGTAGTCGTCGATCTGCACCGCGTCGGAGATGGGGTGCAACGCAGGCAGTCTCAGGCGCCCCCAGTTCGCGCTGTTGCGAAGCTCGCTTCGGACGGGTACGCCGAGCGGGAGATCATAGAGCCCACGGTTGGTCGTGACACGTTGCGTACCGCGAGGAGAGAGCGACCACGGAATCGACCCCTCATCAATCAACGCGTACGGCGTATCCAGTTCGATGGTTGTTGGATCGTCCACCCCCACGATGCGGAACGTGCCTCGGTTACGCGCGATGGCACCTCGGAGCTGGACCCAAGCCCCGATGTCCGCAGAGCTGAACGCGTAGTCAGAGGGGTTGATCCGAAGCCGGTTGGTGTAGATCCGGTGACGGCAGTCCCACTGAAGGCTCGACGAGCTGACCGTGGGAGCGGGAGAGACGGAGACACTGGTCGCTGAAACCACGGCGGTGATGACGTAGAGCGTGGCCCTTCCGGCTTCGAACACGCGGATCGTTGCGCCCACGTCCGACGCGAGGAATGTGGCCCCAGTCGCGCTGAAGTACCCCGTGGTGTGAGACAGCGAGCCGGTCGTCCCTTCCTGCGTGTCGTAGGTGCGCGCGCCGCTCCCGTTGATCGGGAGCCCCGCGTCATACCCCAGTAGGAGCTCGTTGGCTTCGCGCGTCAGCGGCAGGCCGAGGATCGCGTTGACCGCCGAGGTCATCAGCGAGAAGCTCGGCCCCAGGAGGAAGAGGCGCGACACGGCCTGTAGGAACGCGCGCTGCGCCTCGCTCGACTCGGCGTCGCGCAGCAACAGGTCCCCGAAGTTGCGCGCGAGCCGCTTCTCGTCCAGCATGGCGTCGGTGGCCCATACGGCGTACTCGCGCACGGTGCGCTGCACGTCGAGGCTCACGGGCTCCACCAGACGGACGTAGGTGTCCGTGGCGAGCACGCCATCCGAGGTGTGATCCCGCGTCACGACGTACACCACCGAGGCGCTGGTCACCAGATCCCCCCGTAGGTATGCTGTAGTATTCGCGTAGGCCCCGCGCCAGCGGTAGCTCTGGCGGACCACCTCCAACGACCACTCGTACCCCAGGCGCGCAGGCAGCAGTGGATCCCACACGGTCAACGGGGTCAGGCGCCCTTCGGTGTAGTCCAGGGTGTAGTCCACCCCCTCTCGAACTGCCTCTCCTGCGGGATAGGTGGTGACTGCGCCTTGCGAATCGACGACGGTGTGCGCGAGCTTGCGCCGCGCCACAACCGCCACGCTGTTCGGGGTGATGTGCTTGTGCGCGAGCGTCAACGTCGGCCTGTTTCCCGACGCGCCTGCGTAGGTCACGCGATGGACGAAGGTGGAGGTGGTCGTGCTGAACTCCCCCAGCGCCAGCTTGATTCGACCCGCTGCACTGGGCGTTTCCGTCGCGACGAGCTGCGCGTAGCGGGGCTGCGACGGGCACTGTACGTAGACATAGCCAGTGGCGAGGTCATCCCACAGCGTGGCGTCGAAGCTACCTCCCGACACGTGCGTCGAACGTGCGCGCCAGACGCGACTGGACTGCCAGACGAGATCACCAACGACGTAGGTCGTGGCGATAGCCCAGGCGCCCTTGTAGTTCGACAAGCCGCTGACGTTGATCTCGCGGCTGCTGGCAATCGTGATCCCGTCAGAGGCGTCTGCGGAGAGACGAGACACCTCCGTGGGATGATCCTCCAGGGGCGTATTGGCTTCTCGGTTGTCATACGGCGTACGCGTCACAAACAGCGCGCCGCCGCGTCGGGCGAGAGCTTGGGTGATGCCAGGAGGCGCCGCGTCCAGGTAGAGGGTTGCGCCTTCGACGCCTGTGATCGTCGCCCCGACCGTGCTGCCTCCGACACGCCAACGCAGAGTGTCTCCGGGGCGCACGGCGCTGAATGTCTGCCTCAGCGGATCCCGCCAGACAGCCGGGGCGACGACTTGCGCCGTGCGGCTCGGGAACGTATCCAGCAGCCCTGTGAACGGGTCCGAGAAGAACTCGATCGCCCCAGGGCTCACCGAGAACTCGCGGAGCTCAAGAAGAACAGCGGTGGGAGTGAGCACGCGATTGGCCAGAAAGCGCACGCCCATCAGGGCGTCGCCGGGGGTGAACACGTAGCGGTCCTCGTCAACGCTACGCCCCTCACGGTAGCGAACGAGGTCTTCGCGAACGTAGTACGGCTTGTAGAACTCCCGCTGGAACAGCGGAATGTCTTTCAGGCTGGAGCCGAGGACGGTCTCCAGAAACAGCTGGTAGACTTGCGCGACGTTGAGCGAGAGGCCCTCAGCGTACGCACGGAGAAGGCCCTGCTCCTGGAAGTACATCGGCCAGAAGTCAGAGAGCGCTCGGAGGAACGTCGCGCTGTTTTGCGGAGTCAGAGGCATCAGCGCGTCTCCATGGCGATCAGGTCCGTCGTCGTCCGAAAGCGTGCGATCCTGGTAGAGAGACCGAGCGTCTTGAGCAGCTGCTTGAAGCCCTGGATGTCACCTTGAGTCAACCCCAGATCCAGGTAGTTGACGACGCGCGCGCTGGTGGTGGTGTCAGGCATCAGCTCCACACGGTCTTCACTCTCGTAGTAGACGATCCGGCCGTCGGGGAGCGTCACGTTGTAACGCAGCGTGTAGGGGTAGATGCCTGCGATGTTGGTGTCCGCACGTAGCGCCGCAGCGTTGATGCTGGTGACAGAGAGCCCACCGAGGGGTGCGGTCTCCACTGCGTCGACAATCGCAGCAACGACGCGCGTCTCATCAACAGCCGCCACCGGCTGGTCGCTGTCTGCACGCAAGTTGCCTGCCGCATCGAGCTGCGGGATCGTGCGCTGCTGGTAAGGCACACTACAACTCACGTAGACCAGGAAAGCGCCGCGCGGCAGGTAGTTGGCGTTGAGAACACGCTCCGGTTCGGAGCGGATGGCGGCGTCGATCACGTCGAAACCCAGCATGGTTTCGTAGGTGACGAGAACTTCAGTTCCGGCGAGAGACGCCCCAGGCCACCCCAGGTCCAGGTAATGAACGGCGAGCTGTGACTGAGCTTCGGTGGGGTTCTGGACGAGATAACGAAAGGACAACGGCTCGCTTGCCAGCGGGGCGCGGGTGAGGGCTCCGTTTCTCCGCGTGGAGTAGACGGCGGCGCCTGTGGTCGCATCCACGAAAGCCGTGAGGGAGGCCGGAGGGTCGGGCACCTCGACGCGAACGATTGCGCCCACAGGTCCCGCTGGAAGAACGACCGCGTTCTCGATCGAGAAAAGGCGAGTGGTGGTCGCGCCTGCGGCGATATGAGAGGCCGTTCGGTTGTCGAAGGCGGGGTAGTTGTAGCCGATCGAGTAGGTGAGTGCCGGGGAGCCGTTCTCATCGGTCGCGATCGAGAACGGAACATCGGAGACGACATCGAGTTCGTAGTCGCGTACTGCCGCGATCCGAAACGCCATCGGGGCTTCGGGGATGCCCGCAGAGATATGAAGGATATCGCCCGTCACCACCCCCGCCGCAGTGAACGTGCTGCCCGTGGGGGCGCTGTCCGCGAGGGTGATCACACGCCCGTCTGCGCGTCGCGACGGCTCCCCAACCACGAGACGTTCCGTGACGGTCTGGATGGGCAGATCAACGTAGATGTCGACGTGCCCCCCACGGTGTACAGGTGCGCCAAAGATCCCCGGGAGGATGAGATCGCGGCGCATCTCCGGCTCACCCATCCCCACCGAACGAACGCGCGTGATCTCCGTGAAGCGGTTACGCAACGTGGCGTCATTGGAGCGCGCGTTGACCATCGCCCGCAGAGACAGGGCGGTCTCGGCGTTGGCGACTGCACTCTCGTTCGTGTCGGGGTCGTCCCCTGCGACGAAGTCTTCGATGTTCTCGGCGTAGGCGAGGTACGGACTGATCCCGTCCACAGACTGAAACCGGCCGCGCCGGGCGCGATAGGCGGACCCTGTGCGTGACGCGATGACGTTGATGTCGATCGTCCACGACGTGACCGTACCCCTGTCGTCATATCGCGGGCGCAGCTCACTGGCTTCGATGAGACGATTCTCGGCGATGTTGGGGTAGTAGACCAGCCCGCCCGACTTCACCAGCCGCGTGTTCCGAGGCAGGAGCGTATCGACCCGTTGCGTGAAGTGGAGCGTTGCAACGCCACGCGCGAAGGTGCCAACGCTGCGCGCGACGAACAGGTTCGCGAGGAGCGCGTCGACCGCATCGTTCGCGTCGGCACTCGCGGGAGCCCCCCGCAGATCGGCGAGCGACTGTCGAGTGCGCAGCCCCCGGATCTGCGCGAGCAGGTCGGACACGATGATCGCGTGAGGATCGACGACCAGATCGCCCAGCACCGACGCCGGGGAGTAGTCACCCTGGGTGCGAGTCTGGAGGATGTCACGCAGTCGCTCAGCAGCTGCGGAGATTTCCGGAAGCGTAGGTGCGGTCATCGCACAGGAAGGATACGCGTCCTCAGTCGTTCGCGTAAGGCAGAATCACTTGCGCAGTGTCACCTGAGAGGTTGCGCAGGGTCACCCAGAACTCGATTCCAGCGGGCGGGACTTCCACAAACTGAGCCAGGGCCGCGCTCCCCAGCCGCTCTTCGGGCGGTGCGGTGAGGTTCTGGCGATCGAGTGCGAGGATCTGATCGTTGGCGTCGTCGATGGCTTCGATGATGTAGACCTCGGTGCCTCGAAGCGAAGCGATGTTCCCGCCTACGAGGTTGGAGAAGATCGTCCCCTCCGTACGGCGTACGGGGTGCGAGCCCTTCTTCGTCAGGAACAGCTTGAGCCAGCGGTTGACCAGCTTCTGGAGCCCTTCCACCGCCTGTGCGTTGTTGGGGTCCAGCGTGAACACAGCGCGAGGGCGCTGACGGGAGGGGTCTCGAAGCTGGATGTGTAGGTCAACGCTCATTGTCGCCCCAGCGTCCTGTGCGGTAGTTGTAGACGAACGGCCCAGAGTTGGTCGCGGGTGCGATCACGGGTGCGAAGCTGTCGGCGGCAGCTACGTGGCCTGCCGCCTCGCCAGAATGGTCTGCGTCTTGAAGCGAAGTGCGTGCTCTCTGGACGAAGTGTCTCACGCGCCCAGGCTCTTGCATCTGCTCAGATCGATCCGCCGCCGCGATGTCGGAATACGCCGCGAGGATCAGCGAAGACTCACCGAGGGTGTCCACATGCCCCAAGGCAATCTGGGATTCAGCTCGGTGGGAAGTCGCAGGAGGTCGAGAACGAAACACCTCCGAAGCGGCGTCGTAAACGCCCTCGTTGGTCACGAGCGCTTCGAAGTCGAGAGCCGCCTGTGTGGTACGTGTCCACCAGAGGGCACCAAGGGCCGGAACGGGCTCTTCGACGCGAATCAGGTAGCTCAGCGGGAGCCCTGGGTAGATGGCCCGGAGCTTCGCGACAAGAACCGCCAGGGTCTCCTGCTGTGCCTGGGTAGGCGGTGCGTCGAGAAGATCACCTCCGGAGCGCAGCTTGTATGCCGCGCCCTCTACCGCCACGCGCACCTTCCCCACACCACCCTCGGCGGCAACCTCTTGCGCGACCGACGCCGTGATGTAGACCGCACCTGCACGCGTCACTACCGCGTGGTACGCCTCCCCTGACCCGGACGTACGGATGCGTGCGAGGAGCGCCGAGGTCTTCGCGGGGAGCGAAGAGTCGTCCGCAAGATCGGCAGCTCCGAGATAGTCCTCCGCACCGGGAAACGGAGCACGTCCCGTCGCGCCTGATGCGCGCGTGGCTCGAATCAGCGCATCTGCACCGCTGGTTGCCGACAAACGGTCTGCATCACGTTTCAGTCCGTAGATGACGAACTCCACTCCAGTCACTTCGCGCGGATCGTCAGGGGCAGGCATCAAGTTCGAGGTGTCTGCCTGTGCGTAGGCGAAGGGCCTCGACGCGTAGAACCCGATCTCCGACAGCCAACCGCCCGTGGCCTGTCCCACTTGCACGGCGCGGTTGAGGTACCGAGTGGCCCCCTCACGGCGCGCGCTGGCCTGTTGCGTGTGGGCCGCGCGAAGTACTTCTGAAGGACGGGTCATCGGAGCTTCTGTGCCTGATCCAGGAGGGTCTTGATCTTGCCCAGCTGATGCGAGAGCTGACCCTGTGTCAGGTTGGTGGTCTTCATGATCTTCGCTCCGGTTGCGATGGGCGTACCGTTGTACCCCGTGCGCATCTCGAAGATCTGCCGCTGGATCGGCTGCATGTCATGCCACGCCAGATGCAGCACTTCGGGGTCGTCGTAGTGTTGAACGAACGAAGGTCCTTCGCCGGACTCCATCAGTTCGCGCTTCCCGACCTCCTGCATCAGCTTCTGAATGCGGGCCGGAGGGAGGCGCATGTGGTCAGACAGCTCGTCGAGAGTAGGGGTCCGACCCAGCTCATCGGCGAGCCGGGTCTTGGCGCTGTTCAGGCTGTTGAAGGAGAGCCGGGTGGCCTCGGGGACGGCGAGGGTGGACTGTCGTGCATACGCCGTACGCGAGAGCCTCAGCAGGTGGTTCGTGATATGCGTAGACAGCGCAGCTTGCCCGGGGCGGTAGGTGTTGATCGCCTTGAGCGCCAACGCCTTCGCCTCGTTCTCCAACAGAAAGCGCGGAGCGACGCTCGCCCACTGGTTCACCTTCTGCTGGATCAGCGGGTTGATCTGCTTCATCAGCGCATCGAGGTCCGCATTGCTGCGGGTCCGATTCCACTGCTCCCACAGGATCTGGTCGCGTGCGCGTAGCTCACTCATACCGCAGGGCTCACTCGGTTACGGATCTTGTCTCGATAGTAGCGTAGCGCGACCAGCCAGTCCGCACGGGTCTGCGGATAGTTGGCAGGGAGCCCCGACACCGTGCCCGTGGGCTGGATGTCGGGCGGGGAAGTGTAGCCCCGCTGCTCTGCGGTAGGCTCGGGGCCGGGGCCAGGGCGCAGGACGTAGATGTGGTCGTAGAACGCAGCCGTGTCGCGCTGACGCTCGCCGCTGGTGAGGCTGAAGCCTGTGGAGCTGGTGCGAGTAGACTTGAGCACGTCCGGGACGTTCTCGGTTGCGTATGTGAAGTCCTTGCGCACCGCGCCCACTTGGAATCCACCCGCCTCCGACTGGAGCAGGCCGACCGGCTTTCCACCATGCCAGAACCGGATGTATTCATCCAAAGTACAGCACGGACGAGCGGCATACTGCATGGCCACGTCGTAGCTTGAGAACGCCTCCGCGTAACCGTTCTCGCGCGGAGCGAGCACGCGATTCGGGTCGATCCCTTCGGAGAAGGTCTGCGTTGTCGTGAGGTCGGTACCGTCTCGCGCTGCTCGTACCTGAGCCTGCGGCGAGCGCCCTTCGATGACGATCTCCGACACCCGCCCATTGGCCTCCGCGTATCCGATGGCATCCGCCCAACGGAACGCCGCAGATCGACGTCGCTGAGCGTCGTTGTAGCTCGTCGCAGTCGTGGGATTGTTGATCGAGACGGGCTTGATGTTTCGCCCGCCGTACAGCAGCTTGCTGTAGAACTCTTCCGCAGCCGTTTCATCTTGAAAGACTTCGCGGAGCTCGGGAATGACGTCAGCCGGTGCGCTGGTGACGCGCGCAGCGAAGCGGTAGGCGTCAGCCTTGATGTCAGCGAGGAACTCATAGAAAGTTCGGGCGTAGGCGAACTGCACCGTCGTACCCCAGCGCGCACCGCCCGCAGAGATGGAGGCGTTGTGGCTCACTCGCTGGACGTAACCGACGGCGTGAACCCCGGTAGACATGGCGTCGAAGATCATTCCCGGGAAGCCCGGAACGAGGTACGGGTTGAAGAACAAGGAGGCGCTGGCGCTGCGCTTGGAGTAGCGAGTCTTGATGAACTCGTACTGGGCGTAGAGGCCGAAGAGGACGGAGAAAGAGTTGCCACTCTGCGCTTCCCCAGTAGTCGGGACGGTCTCAGGGCGCACGACTACATGCTGTGTAGTCGTTTGGGTGGTCGTACCAGGAGCTCCTACTTGTCCGACAACTGTGGGTTCCCTACGCACCACGTTCGTCACAGTAGTCGACGGAATGGGTAGGGGGTTGTTGCGAGACAAAATCCCTCCACGACCCAACGCCACTTCACGCTCCAGCGTTACATGGATGTGGTCGAAGTGATCCATAGCCGCGCCCCGCGACGTGTAGTGTCGGGAAGCTCGCCCCGCACCCCAGATCGTACGGGCGTACACGATGTACGCGATGCCCAGCGCCTGTGCGTTCTGAACCAGCCAGTTCGCAACGCGCGTACCGACTTCCAGGTTAGGGCGTCCGTGGATAGGTGGGACGGTCAGGTCCAACGCCATGCCCGCGTTGTGGTCGTCGACCTTGGCGCCGACAGCAAGCGCAGGGCGCCGATCCCGAGGCCGTACCAGTCCAATCGTCCTATTAGGACGCTGTTCCCGGCGAGAAAACACGTCCGGAAACCTTGTATACAGGTAGTCTCTGAACGCTTTTGTACCTCGGTGCGGCTCTACGAAGTCAGTACTTTGCTGCGTCAGCCCGTTTCCGCTCGCCGACTTACGTACCGTTGTATATGTCGTACGCTGCTCTCGCCCTGCGGCCTCCACCTCAGCAGGCAGGATCCAGCGGTAGGGGTAAGTGGGGCTCTCCTCTGCTCGTGGCGCTCCACCATTGGTGCGACCACCTCGACGATCCTGCGCGAGAGGTGCTGGAGCACTTGCGATCGTCTCTGTGGTCAAACCCTGAAGAACTGATGCCACAGGGGTTGTGTTGACGGGCGTAGCTTGGGGCTCGCGTGGGTTCGTTGTAGTCGGTGGGGCCTCCCCCGTAACAGGGTCCGCCTGCGCATTCGAAAACTGCCTCAGCATCTGAAACCACGCGGGCAGATCCACCTTCGTCGTGACAGGCCCCTTGTAGAACTCCTCGGGGTAGATGAGCAGATTCTTGCCCGACTCCGCAGGGCCGCTTGCCCTCTGGCTGTCCGACCCCGCGCGGTGGTGGAGCACTGCGTTGGCTTCCTCGGGGTAGCCCACAGACAGCGCATGGAGCATGAACTCCCGATTCGGACCCTGCGCCCGAAGCAGGTTGGTCATCACCGAGTCGTTGACGTAGGTCCGCGTCGGTTGACTGGCGTAATCCTCGTTGAACCCCCAGCCGCCCCCGCTGGTGTCGATCATGGACGGGAAGATGATGTTGCACGCAGGCGGTTCGCCGAAGAAGTTCAGCGGCTTGACGAAGTACTGCGCCAGTCGAATGGGGGTGGTGGGATTGATGCCCTGCTCCACGCCGCCCTGCGAGTTGGCGGGCATCTGCACACCGTCCCCAGGCTGCGCCGCGCGGTAGAGATCCGCCTCGATCGAAGGCAGTGGAGTCGGCCCCACAGGTGCCGGATTGAAGTCGGGCAGCGGCACGCGCTCTGCGATGGAACGCTGGTCGCGCTGCGGGGTGTCATAGCGAGGCGCCTCGATGATTCGCCCGTCCGTGGGGTTGGAAGACGCACCACCGCTGGGGTCGTTCAGCTGCACCATCACGGAGCATGGGTTCGGGAGCATCCCGATCTCCATGTTCACGAGGCCCAGCACCTGCTGAAACAGGTTCCAGATGTTGCCCGCGTTACCCACTTGCGAGCTCACGTGGCGCTGCATCGCCGTCAGCGCTTCGGAGTTTCGCGCAGCGTTGAAGATCGGAAACACGCCGATCCGCTGGCTGAGGTTGGCGGGATCTTCCAGGATGGGAAGCCGCACCCAGCGGTTGTGAAAGCTCGTCGTCCGGATCCACCGGCCGAAGAAGTTCATCATCGGAGCGGAGCGGCGCGAGTCGGGAACCTCCGACGAGATGCAGCCCCGGATCACGTTCGTGACGAACTCATAGGGTGCTTGAATGGGGGTCGACGGGGAGGCTGTTGCACTCGCGGCAGGTGCCGCCCCCGTGTAGCCCGCCGTCTCCGCAGCGGCCTGCTCGGACGTGGGCGTGAGGCCCTGGTGGAAGAGACCGTAGGGGTAGAAAGGTCCGGGGGTCGTGGCCACCGAAGTCGCAGCCATGTCAGGAGATCGGGACGCGACGATGTCGTCCACGTTGGTCATGTAGTAGAAGTAGAGCTGCTCGAAGATCCTGGCGTGCGCGACGCAGGTGAACGCGATGGAGCGGGAGCCCCCCGAGTGGGAGTAGGCCCATCCCGTGATCTCGCCATCGACCAGGAGCCGAAACTCGGGCTTGGCGGGGTCGTACCAGTGATCGAGATAGAAGATCGCCACCTGGACCCGATCCTCCGCGCCCAGGCGTGTGACCGAGGGGTCGGGCAGGAAGTGGATGCGGAACGTCGGGAACGCCCATACGCCGTAATCGACATCGAAGCCCATGATGGGAACTTCGAGGCCGTTGACGTAGCAGACCCAAGCGGCGAGGTAGATCGGATTGGTCGAGAGCACCGCACCGGAGCGGGCGGCGTTAGGGTCAAAGGCCATGGTGCTCCTCAGCGGTGAGACACGAGTAGAACACAGAGCGCGCCAACTTGCTCTAGGACAGACTCCGAACGCCACGCGCTCAGGAGAGAGTCCAGGTCCGCAGGGTGCGCGCACTCGTTGAACAGGGGGACCGCCAGCGGGCGCAGGTCAGTCACGAGAGCCACCAGCGCGTGGTAGCTGGGCAGGTCGGCACCCGTCGGGTCTGGTGTGTTCTCGGCGTACCAGCGGGCCAAGCCCCCGATCTCCGTACGCCGTATGTAATAGGGCAGAACAGACCCCAGGTTGGGGCCATCTGCTGCGGGACGCAGGGCTCCGTCCATGAGCCGCCGCGCCGCTTCCAGCAGGGGGTGCGTGGAGGGTGTGACATCGGCGAGCGGGCCGATGCGCAGCGGGCGCTCCCCCACAACGACGGTACGGGAGAGCGAGCCTCGGTAGACAACGCTGCTGACGCTGACGCGAAGACGCGCGCGAATAACGACGCTTTGTCCGTACTGGTAGAAGCGTCGGGGGCGGGCAATGGCATAACCCTTGGTGCCCGAAACGCCCGTGAAGCCCTCATAGTCCGGGCTGTTGACGACGCCACCTTCGATGGCGTTCTCGCCGTTCATCTGAAGGTCCATCCCTACGACGGCGCCCGCGCTCACGTTCGCTTCCGTGAGAACCCAGGGGCGTCGAGCCGCGTCTCGCGAGCCGCTCGGAGGTGTCGCTGTCTCCAAGGTTTCGGTCAAGTAGATGTGCGCGCCGTCGCGCTGGATGCTGTTCGTGACGCTGTCTGTGTAGCTCACAGACCACACCACGCCTGTTGCGTGAGTCCAGCCACCTGTCTTCGTGAGCGTGACCGTGAGGGTGGTCTCACTGAGCGTGACGCTGCCGGAATACCCCGACGCGACGGTTGTCGTGGCGCCATCCCAAGACAACACTGTCGAGCCACCAACCTTCAGCGCGAGGGAGCGCCCTGTCGCGTTGCGCTCGATCGTGAAGACGGCAATGATCGCAGTGTTGGCTGCGACGATCGCACGATATTCAGGCGAGGTGGACTGAAGAGAGGTAGGCATGGCTAGTGTCCCGTCGCTTCAGGGTTGGGAGAACTGCGCACTTCAGCAGGGAGCGGAGCCGGGGTTGGCGTCGGGGCGACGTTCGTTTGCGGAGCGGGGCGAGCCATGCGACCGTTCGCAGCGGTGAGTTCGGTCTCAGCTGCGGCCACGGCGGTGCGTGCGCGAGCGAGGTCCGCACGAGCGGTTTCACGTTCGGCAGTGGTCGCCAGATACGCCGTGAGGTCTCCGCCGCGCCCCGCGTCCGACAGCAGCGTGTTGGCGCGTCGATCGAGATCGTTGACGCGCCCCTCTGCCACTACGAGTGCCGACTGAGCAGTGCGCAGTGAGCTCTGAGCGTCCGTCACCCCGGCAGCTTCCTCCGGCGAAACCACCCGATCGGAAGGCGCGGCAGGCGTCTCCGCCGCTCTCGCATCTACTTCCCCTCGCTCGATCTGCTCATCGAGATCGTTTGGCGTCCTCACTGCCGTGGTGTGGATCGGGCGCTCCGTGACCACGCGCGAGTCCATCGGAACTGCGTTGAGGTCGGCGGAGAACGGCGTTCCGACAGTGGTCGGCACCCAGGACGCTGTGTACTCCACGATCGCCAAACGCTTCAGCAGAAGCGTCATCTGGAACGGGACCATCACCTCGAACTTGGATTCGAGGTTGATTGTCAGCGACGTGAGCGCCCCACTCAGAATGAACGAATCGACCTTGAGGCTGACGACTTTCTGCCGACGGGCGAGCGCCGTTGCACGCAGAATGTTCAGGTAGAGGCGGACGAAGTACGTCGCCTGATCGTCCTGAACGCTGTTGATGAAGAACCCCTGGAGAGGGATTGTGACGGGGGCCTGATCAAAGGCGTAGGCGACGTAGTTACCGGAGAGCGCCTGCCCGACCTGCATGAGCTCTTGGAAGGGAATGGCTGCGTTCTGGAGAACGAAGTCGACATAGCCCTTGGCTCCGCGCGGGTCTCCCATCAGACGGTTGAGCACCGCGTCGCGGCTGATCACCGGGTCCGTGATCGAGCTCTTGAACAGCTCGACCTCGTTGGGGTCGACGCGAACGAAGAACCGACACAGGCTGTCGCGGAAGTAGTCGGGACGCCCGTCGCCGTCGTTCTTCGCGTACTTGGGGGTCATCCCCTGAAAGTCGCGTGCGAAGACGCCCTTGGCGCTGGAACCGCCAGGGCCGTCCCCTCCAGGTAGAAGTCGTGACATGCTCAGCCTGTGCTCTGGTAGAGCTCAAGGTGTCCCTGGCGGCGCACCACTTCGCGCGCCAAACGGAACACGGACGGCAGCTCGCTCTCAGGAGTGCGATCGGCGCGATAGGCCGACACGAGGGCCTCATGCCGCGTCGTCAGTACGACGGCGGTCGACGCGGGAATACGCCGTACGGGGGTAGCGAGACTCACATGGGCCTCCCAACGAGCGCGGAGATGCTGTTCCCGTTGCTCACTTCCCTTAGGTTACGCGTGACCTCGTTGAGTTCGCGCAAGGCTTCGAGCCATGCGTCTCCCGCGCGCCCGATGCCTGCGCCGCGCACGGTGCCCTCGGCGTCCGCGCTCTCACCACGCCGCATGCGCGCCTCGCGCTCCTCGGGGCTGGAGGTGCGCAGCTGCTCGGCCACCCAGCGAGAGCGTGCGTTGTCTTCGCTCCCGATCATGCGCCGGAACCACGCCCCGGCGCCACGCCCGAGGCCGTCGGTGGTGTTGTACTCGTTCTCCAGGCGCTCGGAATCTCGGCCGTCTCGCTCGGCGCGCGAGTAGATGTCCTGGAAGCCGCGCTGATCGCCGTTGCGAATGCGCTCCAGTGCGGAGGCGTAGCCCTCTCCGCCGCGTTGCTGACGGAGTCGTCGCAGATCATCACGCGAGAGCTGGTTCGCGATGCCACGCAGGCGCTCTTGGCTGAAGTTCGAAGCGTTCAGCCCTCGGAACGCATCCCCAAGCGGCCCGCCCGCAGACGCGAGCCCCGCGAACCCTGCGAGCACGCGCCGCCCACCCACGTCCATCATGCGGGCCTGCTCTGTCTCACCGATGTCGGAGAGCCCTGAGCCCCGTGTGATGAACCCGCGCGCAGCTTCCTGCGCTCCGTCGGTGTTCAAGTGGCGGCGGCTGATGCCTGACGCTCTCTCACTGATCGCGGCAATGTCTTCGCGCGAAACGCCCTCACGCTCGGCCTGGGCCACCATGCGGTTGATCGACTGGATTCCAGAGTCCCTCAGCGATCCGTCCCGCTGCATGTTCCCGATCTGTGCCAGCGCCATTCCCGTCGCCAGCTGTCGAGTCAGGCGGTTGCGCTTGGAGCCCTCCGGTCCCAGCCCTTCCGCCTCGTCTGAGATGGTACGGAAAGCTGCCTGCCCTTCACTCCCGACATCGCCCATGAGTCGCCGATAGCCAGCCTGCGCGCTGTCGCGCATGCGCTGCATCGGAGCGCCTTCCTGCCCGAAGCGTGTGGCGCCTTCCCCGGTAGTCTCCCAGGCTTCTCGCTCCGCGTCGGTCTCGCCGTACATGCGGCGCATGACCGAGTGCTGTGCTGTGATCGTTGAGCGCTCGGACTGCCAGCGGCGGCTGATTTCGGTGTCCCCGATCCCTTGGCGCCGGAGCGTGTCGCGGAACGCACGCTCCAGAGAAGAGCCCGCGATGGCGCGCGAACCGACCAGACCTGTGAGATTACCAAGCGCGACGCGACCCGTGCCGTTGGCGTTGCGTGCGAGCGCACTCGCCGCCTGCGAGAACTGCGAGAGGCCCTCCATCGAGCCAAAGGTTTCGTTGACGCGCCCCATGGCACGGCGCTGCTCGGCGGAGGTGGTGCTGAGCATGCTCGATGCGTATTCACCGCCTGCCGTGTAGTCCCGGGCCGCACGGTTGCGGAACGCGTCGCTACCCATGAACAAACCGTCGAGCGCAGCCAGTGCTCCACGTGAACCGCCCGCCCAGGCGAGGTTGGTGCCGTAGCCGACTCCCGACACGCCACCCGGAAGCCCTCGTGCGCCGCCGCTCATGCCGTCGAGGTACTCTCGGAACTCGGAGCTGCGCACCGTCTCGCTCAAGCGCCGCCGCCCTGCTTCCGTGGTGGGGGAGCTGTCCACGCCCATGGTCTCTTCGCCGCCGAACGCGCGACTGAGTCCAACCTCTGCGTGATGAAGGGCATGGCCGATCGAGCCCCCAATCGACCCCAGGGCCGTGTTCCGAAGCAGGGTGTCGATCGTGCGAGGCGCGCGCACGCGACGGTTGCGGTCCGAGTTCGCTCGCGCTTCCCGCTGCTCTGTACGCATCTGATCCTGCTGCGTCTCCCAGTACGTGCTCGACTGGAGTTCGTTCAGGCGGGCCATCGCAGCGGTGCCCTGCATGCCGCTCATCTGAGCCGCCGTCATGAACCCTTCCGCGCCGCTCATGCCCATCTGCCGCGACAGGTTCATGATCGAACGATCTTCGAGGTTGCGTCGCGCGAACGGGCCTTGCTGCTCGATCAGACGCCCCACGGTGTCTTGAATCATCGGCTGCATGCCGATCGCCATCCCCATGCCGCCAACACCCAGCCGCCCTGCGATACCGCCCAGCGTCCCTGCCCCACGGCTGGTGAGTCCGAACACATCGGTCCCGCCTCGCAGATAGGACTGTACGGCGCCACCGCTGAGCCCGCCACTTGGACCCATGAGTCCCATGGCGGTCATCGGCAGCTGCAACTGCGACGCGGAGAACGTCGAGTTCAACATCGCCAAGCCCTCGCGCCCGCCAACGAGCGAAGATACTTGTGGCGACAGCGTGCCCTGGTTGATCGAAGAAGCCGCCTGTCCGTAGGCGCCCATTCCGACCTGCACGCCCAGGCCCTGGCTGAGTCCCATGGACTGATACATCTGCGAACCGAGGGCGCCGCCGATCTCAGAGAGCCCCTGGAACGACGTGCCCGCCATGCGCGCAAACGCGCGCCCAGACGCCACCGCCGACATCGTCTCTTGCAGGTTCAGCCCGGAGTTACGCAGCGACCCCATCGTCTGGATCGCACGCTGGATGTCCGGCTCGCGCGCCAGCTCCATGAACGCGGAGACGCTCTTGGCGATCTCGCGAACACGAGCCGTGAGGTTCTGCGGTGAAGTCGTACCCGAGAGCAGCCCGTTCTCTGCGGACGACTGGGTGATCTTGAAGACGTCTTGCTGGTTGAACCTGTCGAACGTCTCGCGCCGGAACGCGGAGCTGTTCGCCATGTTGCTCAGCCCCTGGGTCGCCTCCAGCGCTGCATGGTGCGAGAATCCTGCGCCGCTCGGATGTAGGTTCGTACCTGAATGCACGAACGACTGCGAGAGGTGTTCGAGCCCCTGAGCTGCCCCCTGGATGGCCAATCGAGGGGCGCTGACGTAGCTGCCGTAGAGGTTCTGAGCGCCGCGTCCGAGACCCATCGACTCCGAAAGAAGGGCGCCTCCTGCGGCGCCGATGGGTCCGCCCATCATGCCGCCGATCGCAGCCATCCCCAGGGTCGTTCCGGCGTGGATGGCTGAGCCCATGTTCGCCTGCCCCAGGGACCAGCCGCGCATCTGGTTGGCCTGGGCCTGCGCGACGCGTGACCCGTACGGCGTATCGAAGGAGGGCATGACGGGAGGGGGCGCGTAGGGAGCAGCGCCCAAGCCTTGCAGCCCTGCGTACGCGGGAGGCGGCGAGGGGGCGTACGCCGCGAATGGCGAAGGGCGCCCCATCGGGCTCCCGTACGGCATCATGTTGGCGTAGGGACTGGCGGGCGCGTACGGGTTGAAGGGGGCGCCGGGTCCCATCGGCGTGATGAACCCCGTCGGCCCTTGGAAGAGCGGAGAGGCGCCGAACCCTGGGGTGTAGGTGTTCGTGGGGAACATCCCGCCCCCGTTGAGCATCTGGTTTCCCTGGGCTGCGACCATCGCCGCGAACTGTCCAGGGAAGATGATCTGCGGGGGCGGAGGGGCGCCGGAGCTCGGGAAGAGCCCCACCTGCGCCTGCATCGAGTTATAGTCCGGCACGTAGGAAGTGTACCACTCTAATGGTCTTGGCTAAACCCTTGCACGCGTCGCGTCAGCTCGGCCTCTTCAACCTTGCGTCGGATCTCCGCCATCCGCTCTTCACGCGCCGCTCGCTCCTCTTCTCGAATGCGCTCGGGCATGTACGCCTCCTCGAAGATCTCGTCCTCTACCAGCTTGGTGAGGCGCGCGAACCGCGCCTTGATGTGCTTTTGTGACGAGCTCCGCACTTCGTCCGGCACGTTGAGGGGCAAGAGCAGGGACGCCACCTCTTGTGTGAGAATCTCGACAGCGGATATCAGCGTGACCTGTTTGATGAACTCCCGGTTGCGCCCTCGAAAGAGCATCTCCTGCATGATCACGTCCTGGAAACTGCCCGGGGGCGGGAGAGGCACTCCGGACGCCAGAGCCTTCCCCCGGATTGCACCCGCCGGGCGGCTCAGAAACTTGCGGGCGCGTCTTGGGAGAGGGCCGCAAAGACCGCCGCGTCGAAGCGCGAGATCAGCGGGTAGAGCGCCGTGATCAGGATCGAGTCCTGGATCTTGGCGATCTGCGCGAAGGACTGGTCGAGCTTGGTGGCGGCATCCGCTGCCGTGTCGTTGCGTTCGACCACGGGGAACGCGGTCGGGCCGATGCGCACGAGGGAGCCTGCCAGCGCGTGTCGGAACTCCAACTCGCTGTGGACGAGCGGGTCGTTGGAGCGCAGGGCGTCGAGGGCTTCCTTGTGACGTGTGCGGTGCCACGCCAGCCGCGTCCGCAGGGTCACCGGGAGCCTGCCCCCGTAGAGGTGGAAGGTCTTCTCGTAGTAGCCCGTGGTGAGCATGCTCGTCAGGATCTCGTACGCCTGATCGACCGTGATGTTCGCGGCCTTCAGGCGGTCCTCCCAGGTGGGGGGCTTCGGCGCTTCCACAGGAGGCGCCACAGGTTGTGCGGAGGCGGCAGGAAGCGTACCGCGTACGCCCGCCTCGATCTCGTCGATGTTGTAGTCGCCCGGTGTTTGAAGACCCATGAAAACGCCACCTTTCGTGGTAGAAGAGTCTGTCTTTACCCCATGGAGGCCCACATTGGCAATCGAAGACTGGTTCACTGACCCCTCGAAGGGTCTCGTTCGTTCGGTCCGTCCGGCTCAGGTCACAATGGCGAAGGCCGTCGACGACGTCATCCAGAACGGCGGCATCGCGTTCATCGAGGCCGGGACCGGCACCGGCAAGAGCTTCGCCTACTCCGTCCCTGCCATGCTGTCGGACAAGCGCGTGGTGATCTCTACGGCGAAGAAGGCGCTCCAGCAGCAGCTGATCGGCGCGGACCTGCCTCACGTCGCGAACGTCGTCAACTCGCGCCCCTACTCAATCCTGAAGGGGAAGGGCAACCACGCCTGCCGTCTGCGCTGGGCGGACTTCAGTGGCACGAGCGCGTTCCACGAGGTCAATCCCGAGGAGGCGAAGATCTTCCAGGCGTGGTTGGACCAGAGCGAAGACGCCGACATGGCGGGCCTGCCTGACTACAAGTGGCTGCATCACGCCCGGGTCAGCGAGTGCGTGCGCAAGGCGTGTCCGTACGCGGAGGGCTGCGGCTACGTGAAGTCGAGGAACAAGGGGTCGGCGGCGCAGGTGCTCGTGGTCAACCACGCCCTGCTCGCCCAGGATCTCGCGATCGGTGGCGGGAAGATCCTGGGCGCGTACGACGTATTGATCATCGACGAGGCCCACCAAGCCCCGAAGTTCTTCCGCGACGCGTACGCGCTCCGGCTGACCCCTCGCCAGCCGGAGCACCTCGCGCGACTCCTCAAGGACACGCAGTACGATCCCGGCACGCGGCTCTTCGCGCTGTACGACGCGATCTTCGCCGAGATCCCCAAGCGCAACCAGCACCTGGGGATGAGTGGCCCGCTCATCTCACACCTCACGCAGCTGCGGGACATCGCCGCCAAGGCGCTCACCGGCATGCTCAAGGCTGAGATGCTCGAAGACGACGACGGCTACAACGTCGGGGACGAGACGGCTGCGCGCATCAAGGCACAGCTGCGGAGCGCCTCGCAGATGCTCGTGCAGATGCGAACGCTCGCAGAGGTCGCGCTCGGCGAGTATCAGCACCCGCTGGGCGACCGCGTCGAGTGGGTGAAGTACATCGAGAAGGGTGCGCGCGATGAGTGGAACATCGTGACCAGCCCTGTCGAGATCGGCCCGCTCGTGGCGCCTGCGCTCCTCGGGATCGGGCGCGTCGTGGTGACGAGCGCGACCCTCTCGGTATTCGATCGGATGGACTACATGGCGCGCGAGTACGGTCTGGCAACCTCCCAGATCAAGCACTCGGTGATCCTGCCGTCCCCGTTCGACTACAAGAACAAGTCCGCGCTCTACGTCGCTGCGGACGCACCGGACCCTGCCGAGCGCGGCGGGGACTACTACAGGAAGATGGCCACCTGCATCCACGAGCTGCTGGAAGCCTCCAACGGCGGCGCCTTCGTTCTCTGTTCGTCGACGGACGACATGCGGGAGCTGTTCGAGGCCATCCGCAAGATGTACTTCCCGCTGCCCTACGTCCTGACGCATCAGCGGCCGGGGGTGTCGTTCGAGGACACCGTCAACTGGTTCAAGTCGGGCAAGAACCACGTGCTGATGGGCCTGAAGACGTTCTGGGAGGGCGTGGACATTCCGGGCGACACGCTGCGCCTCGTGGTGATCCCGCGCCTGCCGTTCCCGAACCGCGCGGACATCCTGCTCGGCGCGCGCAAGGAGGTGTACATCAACGCGCAAGTGCGCAATGGCGTGGCCCAGAAGACGGCCGAGATTCGCTCCTGGGAAGCCTTCGATCTCCAGGAAGCCGTCATGGACCTCAAGCAGGGCGGGGGGCGTCTGATCCGCACGGAGAACGATCGCGGCGTGGTCGCACTCCTCGACCTGCGCGCGCACGCCAAGACCAAGGCGTACGCGAGCCGCGTGCGGGGATCTCTGCCGCATCCGCACTTGGCTGACAAGGCCATGGTGCTGAACATCCTGCGGGCGCTCGGGGCACAGGCAGCCGCATGAACTGCCCGTTCTGTGGAAAGCCATTGGCCGCTGACGACAAGATCAGGCAGGCCCATCGCTTCTCGCACATGTCCAACGGGCGCCCGCAAGGGCAAGACGCGCCACTGGCGTACCACGCAGACTGTGGAGACCCCAAGCTCCCCTGGCGATACACTCAGCTCAACCCCAGGCTTCTGAAGGTTGAGAGATTCGGATTGATCATGCCGACCGCGCCGAGCTACCAGTGTCTGAAGTGCGGAGAGCCTTTCCGCCGAGGCGATCTCATCGGAGAGGTCCTGCGTGTTCAGGAGATCGACCACGATCCCGTGTTGGGACACCCCAACGTCAAGGTCAAGGAGGAGGCCGAGTACGCACACATCCGCTGTGATGATCGTGACGGATCGAAGCAGCCGGATCGCGCGAGGATCGTCCTGTGAGGCAGGGAGGCATCCTCTCGCCCTGGGCTGAGCGCCCGGAGGCTCCGGTGGATCCGTTGGAAGACGCAAAGGCTGGTCGACAGCCTGTGCGCTTCAACGGGCGGGTGTACTCCATCGTCGTCACCCTTCCTTTTAGGTTTGAGGATGAAGACAAGGCGCTAGGACTTGCGACTCAAACGCTGGGGGAGTGTCTCGAAGAGCTGCGCCCGGTAGTAGAGCCGCCCCTTCAGGCTCAGAAGATCACCATCGGACAGAAGCCGCTGGTGCCTTCTGTGGAGTTCGACCTGGGGGTTCTCACGCTCTATGCCGTCGCGTCTTCCACCGACGAGCGGCTCGCCAGAGCGATGGCAATCGACCGACTTGCACACGTGCTGAGTGTCCTGGTAGTATCCGATCCTCGCGCCAAGGCACTAATGGCCAACTACCGCACAACCATCTTGAGGACTGCATGACCGACGCAACCTGTTCCTCCTGCTTTCACTATCACGACCGCAAGGTGCAAGGAGGCGCGCGTGAGCGCGAAGCGCCCTACGGCTGGTGCGCCGCCAAGTCTGGATACCTCGCAGCTGACACGGGGCGTCCGGAAGGTGCTCGCGTCGTCAAGGGCGATCGCGCGGAGCCCGTGATCGTGTACCCCGACCAGATCGTGCGGGGCTGTCCGCTGCGGAGGGATCCATGAGCGAGAGCAAGGAGGAGCGCCTGCTCCGCCTCCAGGCTCAGTGGGCCGCGAGCATTCCGGATGCGCCTGACGGCGGGTCGCAGGAAGAGCGCGATCCGAAGTCGCCCTGGGGCTTCGATACGCCGTATGTACCTGATCCCAACGACCCCTGGCGGCGGGCCAAGAAGGTCACGGAGGACCTCATCAAGTTCCTGAACCTCCTGCGCCTGCAAGACAACCTCACCCCCCAGGAGGTTGCCTACGCACAGGAGCTGATGGCGCTCAACACCTTCAACCTCGCGGACATCCCGGCGACGCCTCAGGAGATCGCCAAGTCTCGCAAGGCGGCGTTCGAGTACTACTCGAAGAACCGATGACGCACTCACAACGCCTCTACCTTTTGTTCCGCGCCGCCATGTTGCATGAAGCCAGCACCAAGGCGCGGAGCGAGGGGGAGGAGTTCCACCCGCACCTACCCTACACACCCCTCGGACACGCGATCGAGGGCTACACACAGATCAACGGAGAGATCGCCACCCTCTACCTACGCCACCCTGCGGTGATCGAGTGCGACGAACGCATCGCAGGGGCCTTTCGGGCGTTCTTTGAAGCTGAGTTCCAACGCGAGGAGGCTCAGGTCGAAGACGGCTGGAAGGTTTATCGAGGCCACGGCCACGTCGGCGTGAGCCCCTTCGCCACGGAGCAACCTCCGAATGACACTCGCTCAAGTCCTGATCACACTGTTCGGAATCCACGCTGACGCGGCGACACTCAGCACACTCGAAGACGCGGTACACACCCACGACGCCGATCTGGCCACTGTGGTAGCGCTCGCGGTCAAGGAGTCGCAAGTTGGAACGGTGCACGTCAGGCACCTCCTCTGCGGCGTCCAGATGTACGAGGTGTGCGCTCCTGGCAGCACCGAACGTCGTCGTCGGCGCGGTCTCTGTGTCGTCCGGGATTACGCCGCACAAGCCAACTACACGGCGCGCACCATCGGTCGCGTACGCCGTATTCCAGCCTTGCGAAGCTACTTGACTTCCTGGGTGTGCGGTCCGGATCCCGCCTGTCGCGCCGGACACGGCGCAGCCTACGCCGAGCAAGTCCTCGGATACCGCGCGGCCATTCGTCGCGCGCTCTCGCAGTAGCTCCTCACTTCATCCACCCACTCATCTGAGGCTCCATGACCATTCATAGGTACATGGTGGCGGAGGAGTACGTCCACGACTGGACGCTCTTCGACGCCATCCGCGAAGTCATTGCCAACGGTCTCGACGCCGAGATCGAATACGGCACCCCCTGCGTCATTCGCTACGACAAGGAGACGATCTTCATCGAGAACCGAGGCGCCAAGATCGACGTCAAGGGCCTCTACTTCGGGGGGACCACCAAGCGCAACGCCCGAAGCGGAACCGTCGGACAGTACGGCGAAGGGCTCAAGCTGGCGTTGCTCGTTTTCGCGCGGCAACGGCTCGACGTGAAGGTGACCAACGACGACGAGACCTGGGTCCCCAGCATCGACAAGGACGAGAACGGGGTCAACTCCTTCACCATCACGACGCGAAACGTGAAGCCCAAGGGCATGGTGTGTGTCGAGATCCCTGGCATCTCGGACGACGCGTGGTTCCAGATCCAGCAGCTCTTCCTGCGGCTGATGGCCCCGGTGTCCACCATCGAGACCCCCCACGGCACCATCCTGCTGGACCCTGAGTACCGGGGGCGTCGCTACAACAAGGGGGTGTACATCGATCAGGTTGCCGGGAGCCGCTTCGGCTACAACTTCCAGACCCTGAATGTGGGGCGGGATCGCCGGTCCTACCGTCAGGACGCGGCGACCGAGCTCATCGGGAAGATGTGGGCCGACGCTTCGGCCGACGCGGACAATGCGAGCCTCTGCTATCAGGCGTTCAACCTCGGATCGCCGGAGCTGTCGGGGGTTGAGTACCACTACCTGCCCGACTTCGCGGATCGCCTCCTCCTCGTGTTCCGCCAGAAGCATGGGGACGATGCCTACCCGGTGTCGTCGGCGAGCGAAGGGGTTCAGCTGGAGCACACGAGCCTCAAGCCGGTGACGGTGCCGTCGGGCTTGTGCACCCTCCTGCGTCAACCCCTGAAGAGTCTCGACGAGATCTTGTCCGAAGATCGTCGGAAGATCACGCGGACCTACGAGGCGAAGGACCTCACTTCAGAGGAGCGGGAGGTGCTTCGGGGGATCCTGCTGATTGGGGATCTGCTGGGCATCAAGGTGCCTCCGAGTATCGTCGACTTCAAGGGCGTACACCTTGAGGGGAAGGCGGGAGGGGGGCAGATCTACCTCGCCCGAGAGACCCTCAAGACCTTCGGGAAAGCTCTGGGAGTCTACATCCACGAGGCGGCGCACCTGGACGGTTCGCGTGACGGCTCCCATCAGCATGTGGACAACATCCACGTGCTGATGGAGAAGGCGTTCACGATCCTGTGGCAGATGGGGAAGGAGGGTCCGAAGAAGGTCAGCGCCCTGGACCTGGGGGTGCGCTGATCAGGTGGCAGGCGGGGGCGGGGGCGGGGGCGGGGGCGTGGTCTGGGCGAACTCCTGGACGAGCGCCTCCAGCTGGCGGCGCTTCACGGGGTCGGCGAGGTGCGCCTTCAGACCGTTGCTGACGGGCAGGCGCTCCCAAATCTCGCTGGGGATCGCCCCCGCACGCCGGTCGGCGTAGCGCTTGAAGGCCGAGAACATCTTGACGATGTCGAAGCCCGCCGCGCGGGCGACTTCGATCAGGAAGGCCAGGACGGGGCTCTTCAGCGCCCAGGTTTCCCACTCCTGCGCGGTCTTCTTGCGAGAGAGGACCGCCAGGGTGGCGCTGGCGAGGGGCCAGAAGAGCCACTGCCAGTTCTGGGTGAGGAACGTGAGGACGGTGGGTAGGATGGTGCTCATGGGGGAAGGGTAGGTCGGATACGCCGTATGGGGACCGAAAACAGGGGGTCTTTTCGGGTATAAGAAGGTGTAGGAGCAGTGGGCTCTTACACCACCAGGAGAATCGCCATGACCACCGCCATCGCCCCCGTCGCCTCGACCACCACGACCACCACGACCACCACCCCCGCCGCCCCGGCCTCTCCGATCAACCTGTTCAACGCGCCGCTCATCGCGGCCCTCGTGGCCGCGACGGTCACCACGGAGACCGACCCCGACAAGCTGGTCTTCCCGAAGGAGATCCGCACGTTGGAGGACCGGCGCCTCTACTGTCTCTGTATGGCGGGCTTCGTCGGCGGTGACGCCGGGGTGGCGTGGCGCAAGAGGCACGCCAAGGAAGTGGCGGACGTGGGCTACTGGCGATGGTCGGTCGCCCGCGCCTCGCTCTTCGGGTCCGCCGTGCCTTCGGAGGCCCTGGAGGCCGAGAAGGAGTCGCGGACCCTCCTGGAGGCCCGCCGCCTCCGGTTCGAGCTCGGGCGGCTGACCGAGGTGGTCAGCGAGCTCAGCGCGGGCGTCAAGGTGGTGGCCCAGGCGGCTACCTCAATGGTGGCGATCGCCGCCTCGGCCACGCCCGCCGACTCGCCTCAGCGGGCGGCGGCGGCGGCCACGGCCGCCGCCCTCAACGCCCTGCTCGGGGCGCCCCCGCCGCCCAGCAGCGAGGGGATCAAGGTCGAGGAGATCAAGGTCGATCCCACCGACCCGCCCGTCGCCAAGTCCGCCAAGTCCGCCAAGTCCGTCAAGTCCACCCAGCCCTCCTGACCGCCCGCGCCGCCCCCTGCGAAGGGGGCGGCGCGCGCTCCCCTTTCTTTTGTTCGCCTCTTCCTTTTACAGGTCTTGGAGAGACCTGTTTCCCTACCGTGCTGACCGTGTTGCGCATAGCCGCGTCTGAAGGTCGTTCTCTCCTCTGGGAGTCAGCACCCCATGATCATCGAGTTTCCCTCTACCTCTCGCATGCGCGCTCTCGTTGAGGCGCGTGCCCCCCATGCCCAGGCCCTCATGCAGGCAGCGGTGATCGCCAGCATGAACGGCGCCCGCAACGCCGACCAGCTGCTTGAGGCAGCGCATACGGCGTATGCGGAGTTGACCACCGCCGAGAAGCAGCAGATCCACCCCGTCACCCCCGCCGCGAACCTCGTCCCGTTGGCTGTCGCGGGCCTGGAGCTGGGGAAGGAGATCCTGAAGCTGCTCAAGAAGTGACCGGAATCGCCCTACTTCGACCCCCTATCCAGAGATGGGTAGGGGGTCGGAGAGGCGGGTTTCTTTGGGTGCCGAAGGGGGTAGGTGTTTTCTGGTATAAGGAGATAGAGGACTAAACCCTCCCCACGTCCTCGGGGAATCAGCAGGAGAACAGGCATGATGTTTCGTGAGTTCGCGGTCTCGGATCGTTGGTGGCTTGACTGCTGGGGTGGCGGGCACACCCCGGGGACCGACCCTGTTTCACAGGGTTGGAGGGCGTACCCTGTGCCGGGTACTGACCGGGATGTCGTCCTGATCGGGCGTACCGGGCAACCGAAGTGTGCCACGGTTGTTCGCATGGGGAAGTACCTGGACGTGGCGCTGTACGACGAGACGCCCGAGGGCGTCAAGGCGGCGTTCGTGGCACAGTGCCTGAGGGACCTCAACCCCAGGTACATCCAGACCGACTTCATCCCTGGCTGGGGGCTGGAGGTGATCGCGGAGATCAACCCCCCCGTGGGGTTGCGTCGTTCACGTCCAAGGTGAGGGCGACCCCAAGCCCTACACCGTCTCGCTGACGGTCCGCGCGGCAATGGGGTTCCAGGCAGGCGCGATCGCAGAGGAGATCACAGGCGGAAGCCTGGCTTTCTTCTGTCCGGCCTCGGACATGCCCCAGGGGTGAAGGGCTTTGCTTCGACCCCCTATCCAGAGATGGGTAGGGGGTCGGAGAGGCGGGTTTCTTTGGGTGCCGAAGGGGGTAGGCGTTTTCTGGTATAAGGAGGTAGAGGACTAAACCCTCCCCACGTCCTCGGGGAATCAGCAGGAGAGTAATCAATGGGCTTTTTGTACGAGGTCTGGCACTGCCCCCCGGCAAACCCCCAAGGGGGGATGATCGAGAGCGTCACGCGGGAGGAGGCCCAGCGGGCGCTAGAGAGCGGGACGCTTCCGCCCCGACTCGCGGGGCGGAAGTTCTCGAAGGTTCAAGTCGGCCTGGGGGGGCAACATGGGCGCGTTTACCTCGCCCCCGGCAGTGCCTACCTGGGCACCGCCGGGTTGTGGGAAGTAGAAGCTCTGCTGCGCCCCGAAGGCTGGACGCGCCCTCGGGGCTGGCACGCGCCGGCGGCGGCGGTGAATGCCGCCGAAAACTCGGTTGCCCAATACGTCTCGGCGCTCCGCGAGGAACCCGGCGCCTGCGCCTTCGCGCCCGGCGTGTAGGGCTGGGCAAGATGTCACTTCGACCGCCTACCCAGTGGTGGGTAGGCGGTCGAAGGGGGGTAGGTGTTAGAGGCGATTGGCCATCACCTCGGTTGCTCAGGACCTGTCTGAGCTAGGCGACCGTAGTGCAAAGAACCGTCGGGAGACGGATCGATGCAGTGAGGAAGCCGAATCTGTAGGCCGGTGTTGCGACAATGCTGTCGCCCCGATTGCCTCGGGTGCATGGGAACGCCTACACGTGGCGCACCTGTTTACGCGGAGTTCCCAATCGGTAACGCATGGTGCGTTCCGACGGGCGGCAGGACGATGCCGCTAGCACGCGCCGTAGAGCGTGCGGAGGGTCCGACGATAACGATGAACGAAGGGGCGCCGGGGGATGGTCCCACGGCGTACGACATGCTTCTGATGGTCAAGCAGAACTGGGTGGGGCAGGAAGGCCCCCTCCTGCGGCTGACCTTGAAGAAGCTGGGGGAGCGTCCGCGCGCGGAGTATCGCGAGGCGCTGAACCGGGTCTTCTCCACCATCTTTGATGGCGCGGAACTGGAGAAGCTGTTTCAGCTCCTCATCCCCGTGGGTGACGAAGCCCACTTGGGGGTGCTGACGCTCGCCGTCCAGGCGCGGCGGGAGTTCCTGGTGAAGGTCGCAGAGGACGCGGCGGCGCTCGACGCGCTCTTGCGCCGCGAGTTCGGCGACTACGTCGTAGTCGCCACGGGCAGGCTCCCCGAGCTCAACTGAGCTCCACCGCAACTCCCCCACGGCTCTTCGGAGCCGTGGGGGGTGTCCGCTTTCTTTTGCCCCGTACGCCGTACTCGACCTACCGCGAGGCCCGCTCCGTCATCTGCGCGGCCTCGCGCATCAGGGGGCTTGCGGCCTGCCCGGGACCCGTGGTGAACCCACGGATGAACTCGTTCAGGCTTCCCATGGCCGACTTGGAGTCGCGCAGGAGGGCCGCGTAGTCGGGCTCGCGGCTCCCGGCGTTGGCGGCGATGCGCACGCCGTCGGTGGCGACGGCGAGGCCGCGCTGGACCTGGGAGGCGATCTGGTCGAACTGCTGGATGGCGTTGGCGTCGCCCGTGCTCCCCACGGCAGCGCGCGCGACGCCGATGGCGAGGTTCATGTAGGCCACGTCCTGCGTGAACGCGGCCACGGGGGTGTCCCGGTAGCGCTGAGCCCAGGAGGCGCAGCCCGGGAGCAGGAGGGAGAGGGAGAGGACGAGAACGGTGATGAGGCGGTTCATGTCAAGAGGCTAACCGGAGGCGCCCGAAAAGTCCCGGGCAATCTGGTAGAAGACTCGCTACCTGCGTGTAGCCAGGAGGACTCATGCCCGAAGAGACTGTCAAGAGCTGGCCCCTCAGGGGGTACTGGGAGGCGACACAGATCGCCGTCCGCTCCCTCAAGGAGACCTACACGAAGCTGGGGGTACTCCCGCCGCACGCCGTGGGGGAATCCATCGACCGCGTCCTGAGCACGTCCCTGGACGACATCAGCGTGCCGGGGTTCAAGGTCATGACGGACCAGATCAAGGAGCTCGAAGAGAAGCTCCACAATCTCCGTACGTCCGTCGTGGGCTACGCGGAGGACCTCAGGGTGATGTCCGACCAGCTCATGAACGAAGTCCCCGGCTCGATGAGGCGGCGATGAGCAAGGTCGACATGGTCCGCCTCCTGGCCTCGGCTGCGGAGTTCACGAGGTCCGCCAGCGACGCGCGTAACCGGATCCGACAGGACGTGCGGAAGGGGCAGATCCCCCTGGACATCGACATCAACGCCCTGGAGGCTTCCGAGCAGTTGGAAGCTCGCTACCTCGCAGACTGGAAGCTGGGGACCACAGCCGGGATGTACGAGGCGGTGGTAGATGCCTTGAAAGGAGAACCTACGTCGGAGGACCCGCTCGCTTCAGTACGCGCCCTGCTGAAGCAGATGAATGTCCCGTACGAGGCGGACGCCACGGACCTCTACAAGCTCCTCACCCGCGCGATGCTGACCAGCGCCCCGCTCAGCTGGCACCTCGCCCTGCTCCGTGAGGTGCAGATGGTGTACGGCGTATAGCTACGTACGCCGCACCTTCCGCGACCCTGGGCGACTCTTCTTCCGCCACCTGGGATATGCCGCCCCGTAGACGTTGCGCTCAGTGATCGAGCCGCCCACGATCTTCCTGATCGCGGCGTACCCACTCTCGTGAATCTGGAACGGCTCCTTCAACTGCCGCAGGTGGTCGAAGGGGCCGTCCGAGCCCTCGATGAACCACTCGGGGTAGACGAAGTCAGAGAGGGCCACACCCTTTCTTTGGTACGAAAGTCCTTGACAGGCGTCGCAAAGTTCTCTCGGCCAGAGCTCCTTTGCACCGTTCGCCCGGGTGCGAGAGACCTCCAGGTTGATCCACTCGTTGCCCAGCATCTCAATCGCCTCGTGGGAGGCGATCACCGACCATTCTTCGCCGTGTGTACGAATCGTCTTGACGAAGACGTGGCCCACAGGTACATGTTGATTCCCCTGAGTCTGGTGGTACCCCAAGGCGCCGCTCACGTGAGCGTCCCTGGGGGTGCCCCAGAAGTGGAGTTGCCACACTTTCGGTGGCAGGTTTTCTACGCCTCCCGCGACCCACGGGTTGGCGCAGCGCCCCCAGATGGGAGCCACGTCCTCCCGAAGCTGTTCTTCGAGGGCGTAGGAAAACTGTCTCAGTTCGGTTGGCAAGAGGCCCGAGTCATGGTTGACTAGGGCCAGATCGATAGTCCGCATCACCCAAAGGTAGGTCCCCCCATGTCCACGCTCAACCCGCTCATCATCGACAACATGAAGAAGACCTCGGCCGCGATCGTCGCCGCCGACAACGAGATCGAGTACCTCCGCGAGGCCGTGAAGAACACCCGCGCGCAGCGGCGGCTGGCGGTCAAGCAGCTCAACAGCTCGATCAAGCGCTACCCCGCCGAGGCGACCGCCGCCGAGGTGGAGCTGATCGTCAAGGAGGAGGAGGTCGCCGAGACCCCCGCCGCCGAGGCGCCCGTCGCCGCCGAGTGATCGAAGACCCACAACCCGCGAAGTGAGAAGGCGCCTGGAGGAAACTCTAGGCGCCTTTTCTTTTTGGAGAAAAGCATGTCTGGACTCAAGACCTACAGACTCGCACTGCGCCTATCTGACGGAACTCTCCGCGACACGGTGGGGCGTTACACGAAGGAAACCCACTGGCTCGACAGCGATGAGGCCCACTGGTACGCCGCTGGGGAGCAGCGAATCCTCCGACATGTGGGACGGATCACGGACGAAGACGCGGTGATCGTGGTCCTGAACTCCCCAGACGCCAAGGGGGATCTCTGGGGACTTCCCAAGCCGCTGGCGTGGGCTTCAGGCAACCATGGCTTCCTGGCCGGTATGCACGACGGACGCCGCGTCGTGATCGTGCGCCGTTTCGAGGGGTATGTGCCGCCGCATCTGGCTAAGACCCACCTCAGCGGCATTACGGCGTACTGGACCTCCATCATCGAGACGGCCCAAGGGAGTGAGAAGCCGATGGCGTACATCACCTCCCGTTACTACACGGACGACTACACCCCGAGCGACGAGCTGACGCAGCGGAACAAGTGCCTCCGCGTCGCGCATGCACTGATGGACATCGAACACGAGGGTCCCTGATGGCTGAGACTGAGCAGCAACTGCACGCCATCGAGCGTGCGCGAACAACCCGACACCACCTCGCGGTGCGCGCTCGTGCGGGCACCGGCAAGACCTACACGATCAAGAAGATGGTGGAGGCCATCCCGGCGAAGCAGCGGTCCGTGATCGTGATGTTCAACAAGCAGAACGCAGACGACACTCGCCCCCAGGTCCCGAAGCACGTCGACGTGATGACGGCGCACAGCCTGGGCTTTCGCGCGCTGAAGAAGGGCCTGAACCAGTGGAACCTGACGCCCGACTCGGCGCGGCTGCGTCAGCAGGTGATCGGGGTGCTCCCTGGAGTACACCCCAAGGGCGTCTACGGGGCGGTGGCCAAGCTCACGCAGCACGCCATGAACCACCTCGCCAAGACCCCTGAGGACATCAAGCTCCTCCTGGGTCGATACGGCGTATTGCCCCAGGCGACGTACACCGACGACATGTACGTGGATTGGACGCTCAAGACGCTCCAGGCGCTGATGGTCCCGTCCAACGACATCACCTTCGACGAGATGATGTACCAGACGGTCGCGCGCGGGATCCGCGCGGGGTGGTACGACAACGTCCTCTACGACGAGGCTCAAGACGGCAATCCCCTGATGCGCGCGCTGATCACCAGCGCGATCAGCCGCACGGGGCGGATGATCGTGGTGTACGACGATCGGCAGTGCATCTACCAGTTCCGTGGGGCCAGCCCCGACGACATCCGAGGGCTGGTGACCGAGGACCTCAAGGCCGAGGTCCTGCCCCTGACGGTCACCTTCCGATGCCCTCGCCTCGTGGTGGACATCGCCAAGGGTATCGTGGACGACTACGTGGCCTGCGACGACGCCCCGGAGGGGGAGATCAGCTGGGTGGACGAAGAGGAGTCCTACGACATGATCCGGCCAGGACACGTCGTCATCGCCCGCTCCAACTACGCACTCACGAGGGTGTGCATGCGGCTCCTCAAGCGCGGCGTCAAGGCGAAGATCGTCGGACGGGAGTACGTCGAGAAGTTCAACAACGTCATCGACGCGTTCAAGGGGAACTCGATCAACGCCTTCTACGACTGGTCGCTGGCGTACCGGAAGAGCGAGGGCGAGCGACTCGTCTCGGCCGGGATGGACGAGCAGGCCGAGGAGCTCGGCGAGATCCTCGACGCGCTCAAGGAGCTCGGTGATGGAGTACGCAACGTCGACGGCCTGCGCGACAAGCTGAACGCGCTCTTCACCGACAACGAGAACGGCGTCGGGTTTGTCCTGCTGAGCTCGGTCCATCGGGCCAAGGGGCTCCAGTGGACGGACGTGTGGGTGATGGAGGGCACCTTCCGACTGAGCAGCGAGGAGAACGAGAACCTCTACTACGTGGCGCTCACGCGCACGCTCTGGACCAAGGACAACCCGGGGCATCTGCGGTTGATCCAGACACCGAACAAGAAGGGCGAGTACCCGCCCTCGATCGCAAGGCGGCTGTTGGATGGGGAGGTCTGAGTGAAGATCAAGGACAAACTGGAAGCAGCACAGAAGGAACTCGCGAAGCTGGTGGCAGGGCCGATCTTCGGGGAGGGGACGGATCCGACGGAGATCGAGATCGTTCTGTGGGCACACAGATATGGCGGAGTGCGGATTGCAGAGATCTCCCACGTCGCGGGCAACAGCGGCCTCTCCTTCCTGCGAGACGACATCATGTACGGAAGCCATGACAGCTACGCCCGCCTCTTCCTGATGTGTGAGACGTGGCTCGTGTACACCGCCTACGGAGATGAGACGGAGGACTTGCCTGACCTGACGAAGGCGATCCAAGCGTGGAAGGCACCGGAGGACAGCGACTGACCTTCGTTTCCCCTTTACACCAATCCCTGTTAGTGCTACTACTATATCTGTGAACCTCCTGACCGACCCCGCCACCCTCCGCTCCCTCAGCTGGCACGAGGAAGGGGCTGTGGTTACTCTGGCCGAAGACGTACAGACCCTCGCCTCGGAGCTGCTGCTGGTCCGGATGGAAGCGATGGGGCGCATCGCGATGGGGAAGGCGAGGCATGTTGACTTGCCTCGCTTTCTCTGGCGCGCGGCGCATGACCCGGAGTCCAACCTGGATGAGCGGGAAGCTCAGGAGCTCGTCCAGCTCGCAGAGCTGTGTGACGGGTGGTGGGTGTTCGGGCCTGACGAGGGCCTGGAGCTCATGCCCCTCAACGAGTGGCTGGACCGTGTACGATCGTAAGCGTCTGGGGGCGCTCCTGCGCAGAGAGAGGCTGCGCAAGGGTCTGACGTACAAACAGGTGGGAGACGCCCTGGGGCTCTATCTCACGTACGTCAGCTCGGTGGAGAAGGGGAAGAGCAGCATCTCCCCCGAGCGGCTCGATCAACTGGTGTCGGTGCTCAGCCTCTCCGCCGAGGCTGAGCGAGAGGTCTTTCAGGTGCGGGGGTGCCTCCCGCCGCACGTCGTAGCGCACTTCATGAATCAACCCTGGCCGGAGAGAGTGGCATGAGACAGGTCGAAGTGGTGATGAAGGCAGAGGAGCGAGAGTGGTGGCGGGAGCAGGGGGTGACGCCCACGCTCACCGTCGAGGAGGCGCGGGTGACCATCCCTGGGATGGGGCCTGTGGCCTACGTACGCAACGACAAGCAGGGCTACTACTGCTATCGGCGCGACCCCTACCTACTCCTGGGCGAAGTTTACGCGTACGGCGTATTCAAGGCCCCCTCGCCCCACATGCACAAGGTCCTCTCCCTCGTGCGTGCTGCCCTCTTCCCCACCTCCACCTACCCGGCGCCCCTCTGCTACGAGCTCAAGAACGGCCAGCTCGTACACCCTGGACCCCAGTGCTTCGGCCAGCTTCGGAACGTCCAGGTCAAGACCACCAAGTACCACCTAAGCGAGAGCATCATTCGCACCTGTGCTGTGTGCGACGAAAGGTTTCAATGAACAACGGAGAGACGAAGTCAGGCGTTCGCTACGTGACGCAGCCGCACGTGGTCCTCATGTGCCGCCCGAGCGTGCGAACAGCGCACGGACTCGAAGCCATGGCGGAGGAGCACGTCGAGTTCGAGAAGGCGCTGAACGACTTCCACCAGACGGACTCGGACGGGCCGGAGGAGTACCTCCAGTTCGCCGGACAGCTCTGCTACATGGCCCTGGGGGAGAAGCGGACGAGCTTCGCTGACAACGCGAAGTACCTCGCCAACATCATGGATCAGGCCCACGGCTCGGTGCTCGAACACCTCAACTACGGCTTCCTGGTCCTCGGGGTCGATCGCGCAACGACGCATGAGCTTGTGCGGCATCGCTCCGGGATGGCTTACTCCCAGGTGAGCCAGCGCTACGTCGACTCGGAGTACCTGCGCTTCGTCTGCCCGGTGGAGGATCAGAACAGCGAGGAGGCGCTATCCGACTTCGAGGACGACATCGACGTCAACTACCAGCAGTACGTACGGCGTATCGAGAAGCTCATGCAGCGCAACCCGAAGGGTCCGAACGAGGCTGCGCGCGACTACCGCAAGCGCATCCAGGGGTCGGCCCGCTCGGTCCTGGGCAACTACGTGGAGGCGCCCATCCTCACCACGGCGAACGTGCGCGCCTGGAGGCACGTCCTGGAGATGCGCTGCTCACCCCACGCCGACGTGCGGATCCGCCGCCCGATGATGCAGATCCTGATGCTGATGCGTGAAGAGTGCCCGTCGATCTTCAGCGACTTCGAGATCTGTGGGGACACAGCGATCCCCAAGTACCACAAGGTCTGAGACCTACGCTCAGTGTTCCTGGTGACGCCCTCGACGAAAGCCGAGGGCGTTCTGCGTTGGAGGAAATGATGAAAGACTACGACATCGTCGGCTACGCAGACGAGAATGGGGATGCGTGTATCGACTGCGCGAAGCCTACGCGATACCCCATCTTCGCAGGTTCTGAGAGCGCAGAGGTCAAGTGCGTCATCTGTCACGACTGGCTCCTCGGCGAGGAGCCTGACCATCTCGTAAAGGAGCGGGAGCGCGCGGAGGACGAGGCGTACGAAAAGGAGCTGGCTGAGCAAGCGGCGCGTGAAGACGCCAAGCAGCTTGAAGCCATCCGAGACGCGGCTGAAGAAGCTGAAGAGCTGGAGAAGATGCTCGCCAAAGCTCGTGCGAAGGCGGAGGCCCTGGCAGAGACGAGAGCAAAGAGGATCAAGGATGAGTAACCTTCGAGAGTCGTGCCCGACCTGTGGGACGGTCTATCTCAGCGGTGAAGACGACAACGAGGACGAGTGGCGCACACTCTGCCCCTGCGAGAGCGTCTTTCATTGTTGTAAGGGCGCGCACAAGGCGACGCACGCCCGATACATCAACAAGAAGATCAGCTACTGGTGCAACAAGTGCGGCGTCGCGGAGGCTGTGCCGCCTCCTCCGCCGAAGGTCGAGGAGCCAGTTCACGAGGTGGCCCCCAAGCGCGAGAAGCCTGCCAAGCGCGAGCGCGAGGCGGATCCGAAACTGGACGTACGCCTCCCTGAAACGATCAAGCTGCTCTACGACCACCACACCTATCTCGTGAAGTGTGACTGCGGTGACACGCATCGCTTCTGCGATCGTGTGCCGCTGCCGAGGTTTGACATCCCGGATGCGGTACCGAGGATGTGTTGCCCGAAGTGCAACGGTGGGTATCCGGAAGTGAAGTACAAGGAGGTTCGCGAATGACAGACGACGAAGCGGAAGCGGTGTTTGCAGCGGGTCAG